AAAGAATAACGAAAAACATGGGGATGACAAAAATGGAAATCCAGAGGAAAATAAGAATAACGGAAGTCACAAACTTAATTTTAAAAATGAGTTCCTCCTATCGAATAACCTGATAGAACATCTGCATGAATTTTGTAATTATGAAGGACCCGAAAAAGAAAATATCAAACCTTATCCGCACCCTAATTTAAGAGCTTTATCTACTGCTTATCATAATTATAGCATATTAAGTTGCAAAAATAATGTAGTAGATCATGCGGCCAAAAGACCAAATGCTAACACTCCAAAACTTAGTAACAATCGTATAATATGGAGAACTAGGCCAAATATGTGGAGTCTCGATATGGACTACGTTAGAAAGCATGCTGATGTTAAATTTGATGATAAAGATGCGGTAGACATCGCCAAAGTGAAGAAAGGTTATGACCATGTACTAACGGACGTTATATACTATTTCGACAACGCTTATCTTAACAATTTCTTGACGAATGCATTAACCGACAGTTCTTCAACTCAAGATGGTAATACCATCTTTGTTAATTATATTAGGTATCCAAATAAACCTGGCATATACCATTATAATAATAACGAGGGTTATGCAATTGTAACAGATTCAGGTATGGTCAGGTCATATGTCAAAGGCAACCCGAATCATTACGAACATATGGTAAGACACTTAAACCCAGGATTATACAGATATTCACAAAACGTCGTCATAAGTGTAGCAAGGATCATGAGATACGAGATAGGTCATGAAATGACGTACGAATGCATTAATATAAGGAGAGTGAAATATAACCAAAATCTGGATGCCACCATACGATACGATCTAGGCATTGAGGTGAAAATGGATCTGGAACTACTTCAGATGCCTGTCGTTGATAGAAAATTTTACGATAATAACGATAGACTAGAATATTTCAGAGGTTGTAAAATTAAATCTCAATACCGTTTGGCACTGCCACATTTGGACGAGAATTTCCATCATCTCTTGAATTTAAGACCAGGAGAAATCATAGAGATGAAGAAAACTTTCGTGAATGCAGTGAGATTATTTCGTCGGGATTCGAAGATTTATCGAGAAGTTTATAGCGACAATTTATTAGGGTTATACGCTTATCAATCATTCATATTAATGGAAGAAACAACAACTCCAATGGTTGATCATTTGCAGAGCTATAAATCGAACAAAGTTGAATCCAAGTGGAAAA